CAGGGTTCGATTTTGAACAATTTATTAAATATAGTTAATCAATTAATTTAAATTATGGCAACAGCTAGAAGTCAATTTAAAATTCAACAATGGGAAGGATTTGGCGGTAACTTTGTCGATTCTCAATACTTAGGCGCCTCTTATGATACAGGCAAACCTTATGTTTTCGAGAACACTTTGACAAAGATTTTTACAAGCTCAGATCGCTTTACAGGTAAACCCTTTATGGGTATGACTGCTGCTAAAGGTAACGTGAAAGAAATCGATAATGAAGTATATCGTTGGTACCTACAAGGAGCAGAATACAAATGTGCTAGAGTACTAGAGAACTTGGAATCATCAAATACAACTCCAGGTATCAATAGAACCACATTTAGACTAAAATTAGATTTGGACTATTTTATGGCTCCAGACGTATTGATGGGTGAAGATCCTGATTATGCTTTGGAAATCCTTGAAGGACCAATCGAAGATGGTATTGGGTATATCTATACAGTACGTCTTCAAACAGATGACAACACTAAATTCTTTGATCCTGCTTTGTTAGAAGTTGGTAAAGAATTCTCTAAAGTTTGGACAACTGTAGCATCTGAGTATAATGATGAATTCGGTACTCAACAATACAACTCAAGCTTTATGCTTGAATCTCAAATTTCTGCTTTTGCACAAAAATTTGAGTTAACTGATAAAGCATTACGTCAACAAGGTCGTATCTCTATCGATTTTGGTTATACCAATCCAATGACAGGTAAATTTAGTAAAGTAACTAAATTCTTGCCTATGGCTGAAGCTAAAATGCATGACGAATTGTTCATGGGTATGGAAGCTCAAGCTTGGTATGGAGAAAGATCTACAAGTGAATCTAATGTAAATCGTTACTGGAAAAAAACAGGTCCTGGTGTACGTCAAATCATGCGTGATGGTCATACAGAAACTTATTCTGGTGGTTTGAGTGAGCAAATGATTATTGATTACTTGATGGACATTTTCTTTTCTAGAGTAGCTGAAGAAAACCGTAAAACAGTAGCCATCACAGGTACTGGGGGTTCAATCTCTTTCCATGAAATGTTGGCATCTAGTGCTCGTGCATTCTTGCAACAAGATACTTTGTGGACTGCAGAATTGTCTAAAAATCCACGTCATTTGTCTTTCGGTGCTCAATTTACACACTATCAAGGTCCAGAAGGAATTGAACTTTCACTAGTTAAAAATCCTTTGTACGATTCTGCTCGTTACTGTAAACGTATGCACCCAGACTATAGCTCTCGTCCAATTGATTCATGGAGAATGACTTTCATGGATTTCGGTTCTACTGAAGGTGAGGCTAATGTACAAATGCTTAAAGAAAAAGATACTTATCGTTATGGTTACCAACCAGGTACTGTAGGTCCAATGGGTCCAGTAAAAGGAGGTGCAGTTAGCTCTTTGAAAGCTGCTTGTACTTGGTTTACTGAAGGTACTATGGGTGTATGGATGAAAGATCCAACCAAAGGTGGTGAGTTGATCTTAGATTTCGAAGTATAATAATTTTTTTTTAAAATATAGTAGTTAAGCTACTAGAAGATCGGAGGGTTACTTATAGGCCCTCCGACTTCATAAACAAAATGAAGTAAAATGGGAACATTAGTTGTAGTTAAATCTATACCTAGAACTACAGTAAGTATGGTTTCTGAATTTAGAAACTTAGGCAAAGCTGGAGTAAAAGGTAAGAAATTAAACAAAAATAAGATTTTTGATCATTGTAAAGATGGTAGACGTGCTTTATTCTCTATGAGTATTGGTGGTTTAAAAACAGGTCTTTACAAAGAACATCATAGAAAAGAAGATGGTACAATAGTTACTATACAAGAATGGGCAGAAAATAATTGGGCGTTGCCTAAAAACTTTTTGACTAACAAACCTTTTAGAAAAGGTGATTCTGCTAAACATGATGATATGACATATTATCAAAAGAAAGTATGGTATTTTAATGATGGTACTACTATTTTAGATCTAGATAATTTAGATGATTTTTGTTGTTATCATATGATGTTAGAAAGTAAATACTTTGCTAACTCAGAAAAAGAATGGAAACAACATAAATGGCCAAAAGCAGAATTTTATATTTCTCTTGAGAATGAATCTGAAGAAATTAAATATAAAAAGAATAGAGATAAAACTAAAGCTTTTGCTAAATTAGAGGAGAATGATTTTACTCTTCCATGGAAACGCAAGTTTGTAGTATTGTTAGGATTGGCTACACCAAGAATAACACTTACTGAAGAGCAGATTCAAAACTCTTTATATGATTTTATTGATCAGAATCAGACAAGAACTGGCAAGCCTAAATCAGATGTACTACGCTTCTTAGATTTATATGAAAAAATGAGCACTGCTGATGGTAGAGAAAGAATTGAAAAACAATATCTATTAGAAGAGTTGGTTGATTATAACATTGTATCTGAAAAGGCATCTACATATAAGAGAATTTCTAAAGGAACAGAGATAGGTTATTCTTATGAGGAAGCAGTTGATTTCTTGTTACATCCTAAAAAACAAGCTCAGGTAGATGAGATGTTAGCTGAATTAAAACTAAAAAAATAATAATAAACCATGTTACCTACAATCCAAGAAATGCATTTTGATTTTGATATCAAAGCAGACAAAGTTGATTCTTTGCAGAAGAGATCATTTAATACAGCACAAAAAGATTGGTTATTAAATGAGGCTCAGTGGGTTTGGTTAAAAAATAATTATGGTATTACTCAAATAAATAGAGGTGCTTTCGAGGTTACAGAACATAGGATACAAGATTTAAAAAATTTACATATTAAATCTCCTAGTCCACAACCAGGTATTGCTACTACAGTACTTAGTACCTCTGTATATGAAGTACCCTTGAACCTATTAGACTATGAATTTTTATTCACAACAAGAATAAGAGCTCTAATAACCAAAGGAAATTGTAGTAAAGAAGTACCTGTTTCTCAAGTTCAAACAGATGACTTGAATGATGCTTTAACTGATCCATTTAACAGACCTAATTTTATTACAGGAGATGTATTATGTGTGTTTGGTAAATCAACTACTAATACAGCAACTGATTTAAATCCACAAGGTACTGGGTCATTATTTCTTTATACTGATGGTACTTTTACAGTAGATACTGTTTATATTGAATACATTAAATATCCAAATCGTATGTGGTTTGGTAATTACGATATTACTAGTGACTTACGTCCAAAAACAATTAGCAATAGTTATGTGTATCAGGCAGGTGTAGATCCTCCAGTGAATTGTGAATTAAATTCGCATGTTCATAATGAGATCGTAGATTTGGCTGTTCATATTGCTTCACAACTTATTGAGGATCCTAATTTAATAGGACAAAAATTTCAAAAATATATACAAAATAAATAACAATTATGGCAGCTTTTGGAAACGTTAAACGTGCTGTAGAAAGCATTTTAGTAGCTAGTGGTGATTACGCTCTAGTAAACGAAACAGCTAATGGCGCTGCACTTCCTGGTGGAGGTACTCGCGCTGGTGCTACTGCAGATATTCCTTTGTCAAGTACCGTCAATACAGGTCATATTAACCTTTATGAAGGTCAACTTGGTATCTTTGCCGCAGGCCCTGCTGGTGCTCGCAACCCAAATGTAGCTCTATTAAGCACAGATACATTTAATACTGCACCTGCAATTTATATTGCACAAGGTACTGCAAATGCACAAAATCCTGCTAGAGGAAACTATCCTTTGGTAGATAATCGTCCATACGAAACAAGTGGTATTATTTATGGTCACAACCCTGTTATCTTAACTGGTAAAGGTGCTGCATACCATGCTTATTCTATTTGGTCTATTGGACAACCTTCTGGTGGTGTAGGTAGCATCACTCCATTTGAATTGACTGAATTTGCTATTCATATGGGATTCCGTGGTTATGCACTTGATGTTGAAAATAGTCAACATTCAGTATTAGCTACTACATATAGATATACAACTCCAGATTATACTGCTATTGCATTGACAGATGATTTGGATCACTTTGTACAAAACTATGTGAGTCAAATTAATAAAAACTCACGTGCATTCCGTTCATATACTGCTAGTTATGGTGGTAACGATCCTTTGATTGCACTTGCAGTAGGTTTAGTTGCTAATGGTGCTCAAAACATCGATGCAGCTGGTTTTGATAATGGTGGTGTAATTAATGTACAAACACGTAATGGTATTCAAATTACATATACTCTTAGCGCTGAACAAGTAGCTTCTTTGAGGGCAGCTCTTCCAGCTAACTATGGTATTTTGAATGTAGATCTTACTACTGCTGGTGGTTCAGCAGATGCTGAATGGTTCCTTGTAATGGCATTGGATCGTGATTTGGCGTACGATGACAGAGTACCTCAAGTAAAAATTAGATTGAGCCCAGGTTTGTTGAGAGGCTTTGACTCTACTGTAGCTTTAACTGAATTAGTTAGTGCGTACGAGGGTGAGGGTGTAGCTCGCATGTGGCAGATCTATTACACTAATACTCATGGACAACGTAAATACTACCAATTCCAACGTCAACATTACCCATTTATTGAAGTTCCTTCAAGTATCGATCCTGATGCTTACTATAATGCTATTATTCTAGAGCACAGAAACAATGTACAAATTAGCCCAGCTGAATTGGTTGTTTCTCCTAAGAAAACAATTATCTTAGTTCCTGCTTGTGATGATACCACAATGACTTCAATTTTAACGTACTTGAATACTTGGGTACTTTCTACTCCACAACACTTTGTTGTAGGAGCCGTAAACTCTTCAGGAGAGCTTACAATTGCGACACCTTCTTTGTGTTCTTAATATTTCTCTAGGGGTAGCTAAAAACTACCCCTTTTAAACCTTTTAACAATGATTCTAAGCGTAAATAATGATTGTACAGTAATAACTGTAACATCAGAAGAAGGTATAATTGCAGATATTACAGCACCAGAAACAACTGATTGTTGTACAGTCTTAGAATTAGGAACAAATTGTTGCACACCAACCATAGAAATTCCTATATTTCACTTATATACTTTAAACTATAATGTTACAGGATGTGGTGTAAATACTT